TTTGTTCTCGTAGGAGCCGCCGACTGAGAGGCCGGTGTAGTTACCGTCCGCGGCCTTCTGCTTCACGACGGGATCGTTGACCTTGAAGTGGACGTTGATCTTCTTCGCGTCATCGTCGAAGATCATCTTCGTGAAGATTCCCGCGGAAGTGTCGCGGCGGTGCATTTCGCGCAGCGCCAGAACGCTCTTGCCGCCGCTCGCCTTCTGAAACTCTTCGGCCGCGGCCTGGAACTTCGGCTTGGCCGTGGCGTAGTCCATGATCTCGCCGCTCTTGTCCAACTCTTCGAGCGCGAGCGTGCCGGAACCGATCCCGGTCACCTCATCGAATTTTTCCAGGGGAATGAATGCGCTCCACTGACCCGAGGAGGGGGAGCCGCTTCCAATTTCTAACATCGTCGCTGCGGGGATTGTGCGGCAGATTTGGCGCTAGATGAAAAACCAGAGTATAATCTTCCTCAAGTTGCCGCAGACTTCACAACAGCTTTTGACCATCAAGGAATTTGCCGCGTGGATTCGTCTCAGCGAGCGCGCAGTTCGCGGCCACATCGCTGCCGGAAGGATCAAGGTGATCCGGTTAGGGAGTCGAACGATTCGGATCGACCTCGCCGCGCAGCGCAAGGCACCACCCCGATGAGTTCAGGGATCTACCAGATCACGAACAAACTCGACGGCAGGCGCTACGTTGGAAGCGCCTGTGATATCGACGGCCGATGGAGAAGCCACCGAAGTCACCTAACTCGCGGGATTCACCATTCACGCTTCCTTCAGCGTGCCTGGATCAAGCACGGTGCCGAATCCTTCCGGTTCGAGGTTCTAGAATCTGTTCCTCGGCGCGAACTTCTTGTCGAACGCGAACAGTATTGGATCAACTCGCTGAAACCTGAATACAACGCCACTCCCACCGCCGGATCGTGTCTCGGGCGCGTGTTGTCGCTGAAAACGAGAATCAAGATCTCGCGTTCTCAGATCGGTCGAAAGAACAGTGTTGAATCGAACGAAAGGCGCCGAGCATCGATGATTGGTAAAAACACTCGGCCTAGAACGCCGGAATGGAAGGCGAAGATTTCCGCCACGCTCAGAGGCAGGAAACGCTCGGCTGAAGCGATCAGGAAACAGATCGAAACGATAGCGGCGAAGCGCTGAAATCTTTTCTGGCCCGTTTCATGCACTCCACCCACTTCAAAGAACGGAGGAACACCATGCCAGCCAAGAAAGCCACCACGAGGAAGAACGCAACCCCGAAGGTCAACCCGCTCGAAGCGCGGCTCGCGAGAGTCGAGAAAGTGATCTCGATCCTCGTCGCCCCGCTCGATGACGCGGCGAACGAATCGACGCAAGCCGGAGTGGAGCATCTGCGCGCCAGGATCAGGGCGGCGCGGGACGTGATCGCGCTCTAGGCGGCGACTTCGGTTTTCAGCACCGCGAGCACGGTGCATTCGCAGTTCGGGTGAAGCGGCGGCCCGTCAACGCCGGCCGAGAAACTCTCCTCGAGGCCGACTTCCTCGCCGTTCAACGGCTCGCAGAGCGGACACGGCGCTTCCGTCGTGAGCCATTCCTTACCGGCGACGACTCCCGAGTCTTTCCACGCCGCCACGTTACCAGCGACCTGGGCCGCCGCCAGCTCCGTGCGTGCGATCATCGCGGATCGCGCTTCAGAGAACAGAAATGAATCACGGATCTCCTCCGCGAGCTGCGCGGGCGAGAGCCCTTCGGTGAACGCCTTCTCGATCAGATCGCGCAAGCCTTCGCGCGTCGTGTCCGCTATGGAGAATTCTGCGTTTGGATTCACCACGAACGTCCCATCGGCGAGTTGCTTCATCCCGACGAGTTCCGCTCCCCTGCTCGCCGCGTAGTCCGCCGCCTCCTGGTTCAACGCATTCACGAGCGTCTGTTCGGCCACGGTCAGATCCTCCAGCGCGCCGGTCCCTGCGTCTGCGAACACGAGCTGCAGCGACGAAGATACTTCCTGCCCGAGTTCGGACCATTCATCGATGCCCAATAGAGCCAATATGCGGCTCACTTCGTCGTTTGTCTGCGCGTCTTTGCGAAGCTCTGAATGCCGATAGCCCGACGCCGCGCGCAACGCGATCGAATGCGCCTTCGCGGAGAGGAACCGCGCGATCGTGCGCGTGAGTCCGGGGAGAACGGCTTCGGACTTCGGGGAGAGGCGGGAGGAGGCGGAAGGGGAACTCAATTCTTGACGCGAACCCATCGCCCATCAGCCAACTCCACGCGGTGGGTAGCATCGATGGCTTCCGCCCGAGTACGCAAATCCGAGAAAATCGCGTCGAACGCGGCCGGAATAGATTCGGCCGGAAGCGCCGCCGAACATCGATTCATTTCCAAATGGCGAAGTGGTTCGACGTCTCCGCTCTCAATCACCTTGATCGCGACAACGTAACTGAACACTACCGCCCCTCCAGCTTCCTCAGCCGCGCCTCGTGCAGCCAGAACCGCTCGTTCTTGTAAAGCCCGCGCCGCTTCGAAACGCGCGCGCCCTGCGCCAGGTCTTCGAGCGTTTCCTCCTCGCCCGGATTGACCGCCATCGGGTCGACGCCGTTCATGGGGAAGAGCGCGTAGCCGGTCGCTGTCGGGAAACCGAGCGGAAGGTCCAACGGGTCGAAACCGCGATCGACGCGAACCTCGTCGATCTGCCGGATGCCGGCCGCGACATAGATCTTGTCGATGTTGGCCTGCTTCTCGCGATCCGGTTCGTCCTCCAGCACCCACGCCATCTCCAGATCGCCCCAACCGAAAACCGTCTCGATCAGCCCCGTCACGATCTGGGCCGTGAATCGCATGATCGGCATAAGGCCATCGTCCTTCGCGGCCTGTTCCTGCGACTCCGCGCTCGAGCGGTTGAGCTGCTTGACGTAAGGTGTCGGCGGGTGTCCGAAGCAATACTGCACAACGCGAGCGAGCCATTCCCATCCGGCCTGCTCGTCGAGCGCGGATGTTTTCGTGAGCACTACCTTGTCGCTCGGACCCCAGATGATCTTCGAGCGGTTCTCAACAGACCCCGCGAGGTACGCATCGAAGCCGGCCTGAAACTGCTGGATCTGTTCCGGGGTCCAGGTGTCCGGGACCGCGCCGATTCCCTCCGGCACGTTGCCCTCGGTGTAGAACGCCATCTGCATCAGGGCTCTTCGGATTGCTGTGTTGATCGTGATGACGATCTGTTCCGTGGGCGAGTACCCGTAGAACTTCCCGGTTCTCGGGTTGCGAATCTCGTAGACGAGATCGCGCGTCGTCAGATCCTTCGCCGCGATGCCCTTGATGATCTGCTGATACGCGATGCCGGGATAATCCGGCAAACGGCCGTCCTCGTCGATCCGGATCGCGATCGTCGCGGGGTCGATCACGTCGACCGTGAACGGGCCGCCGCCGAGAGTCCGCCGCGGGTAGAGCGTCACGGCATCAACGACGAGAAGATCCTCGACGATCATCCGCATCCATTCGGAGAACCGATGTCGCCCGTCCGGGCGTTCGAAGAACTTCTCCAGGACCGCGATTCGCCGGTCCGAGCTCGCGCGCGCCTTGAAATCTTTCCCGCTCTCGCCGGCCAGGCGCTTGGGCTGGAACTTGCGTTCGAGTTTCGCGATCTGGTCTTTGCGCGTCTCGATTGCCAGCCGCACGAGATCGCAGAACTGCGCCAGATTCCGAAGCTCCACAAACGTGATCGCCTCGTAGCCGCGCGGCCGGATCTGGCGGTTGTAGCCGGGAACGTAATCGACCTGGCGAACGTCGTAGTTCTCCGGCGCCACGACCGGGATCGGCTCCAGCGGCCCGAACCAGCCGTTTAACTTGTCGTTGATCGCCATCGCCATGCGCCCGAGAATCCCGCCGCGGGGACTTCCGCCAGCGACCTGTAGCGGCTGAGTGCTCGACGGCATGAGCGAGTTGACGTCAATGGGCGATCGTTTGCCGGAGCCGATGTACCGTCCGAAGTTTGGGTTGGGGTTCGCGCTCATTCGGTGCTCGCTTTCTCCGCTTCGCCCTTCTGGAACTGCTCGACCGCTTCGGGTGTCACGACCCAGAACACGCCGATGCCGGTGCCGTCGTCGACGTGGTACGCGAGCTGATCTTCGGCGCGCACCGCGGCGAGGTCTTCCTTCGGGATGATCAGCTTCCCGCCGCACTTGATGGCGAGCGCGGCGATCCCGCGCGACTGCGCCTTGAGCTGTTCCTGAAGCTCTGCATTCTGTTTCGCCAGCGCGTCCGCGATGCCCTCGACGATGGCCGCGCGCTGCGCTCGCGTCAGGAGTGCGGCGACCTTGTGCCGCCGATCTTCGAACGGTGTCACGTTGCCGGCGGAATCGGGGAGGATCAATTCGCTCACGCTGCCTCCGTTTTCTTTGCTGCGCGCTGTTTCGAGAGGTTGGAGTAGAAGCCGATGATGCCGGGAGTCTGCGGACCCGAGAGTCGGATGAGCGCCTGACTCGCGCAATCGACCTGATCATCGTTGGCGCCGAACGGAAACGCTGCGCACTCCTCGACGAAATCCATCACGCGTGGCTCGAGCGACGGATCGGGGAGATACACATTCCCGGCCTCCGCAAGCGGCGAGATCGCGGCCACGCGCGCTTCCTTGCCGCCCTCGGGCTCGACTGGGATCAACCCCGAGACGCGACGCTTCAGCGTGTCGATCACGGCCGACCCGTTGGCCTTGTCCTCGATCAGCTTCGCTCTGGCCTCGGGGACTTTCGCGGAGAGCATTTCGATCGCCTTGCACGTCGCCGGGAAATCCATGCGATCGCGCACCCATCCCGGCAACAGGTAATACTCGCCGCCGATCTTTCCCCACGCCTGACCTACGACGAAATCGGAAGTCTTCGTTTCCTTGAACGCGCAGTCCCACGACTGGATCACTTCATCGAACTTCGCCGGAAGCGCGTCGTAGAACTTCCACCAGCCGCGTTTGAGTTGTCCGCCCTCTTCGGGACTCGGGCGCTGCTGGTACTGCGCTCCAAACTCGTAGCTCCCGATCGCGGACTTGATCTTGGCGAGATCCGCCGCCGAGTACCGATCCGGCCACAGCGCGTTTCCAGAAGAATCGAGTGCTGGCATTTCGAGAACTTCCCACTTGTCGCCGCCGGTGTCCTGCGCTGCGAGCAATCGCCCCGCGAGATCATCTTCGTGCCAGCGTGTCTGTATCACCACCAGGGACGCGCTCGGCATCAGCCGCGTGTAGAGCGTCGATGTGTACCAGCGCCAGACGCGCTCGCGATACGTTTCGCTCGAAGCCTCTTCGCGGTTCTTGATCGGATCGTCGATGATCGCGAGATCCGCGCCGCGACCCGTTATCGGCGAACCGACGCCAGCCGCGATGTAGATCCCGCCCTTCGACGTTTGCCAGTGATGAGCCGCGGCGGAATCCTCGCGGAGATCGACGCCGGGAAAGAGCGCGTGAAATTCGGCGCTCGATACAACGTCGCGAACATCGCGGCCGAAATCCGTCGCCAGCTCTTGGCCATAGCTCGCGGAGATCACCTGGCGATCGGGATTGCGCCCGAGATACCATGCGGGGAAACGGCGAGTCGCGAGCTCGCTCTTTCCGTGGCGCGGCGGCATGAAGATCATCAGGCGCCGCACGTCGCCGCGTTCGATGGCCTCGAGCTTGTCGGCGATCTTCTCCAGGTGCTCGGCGCGCGCGTAGCTGGCGAAGGTGTAGAGCACGAACGCCAGGAGGCTGCGCCGCGCTTCTCTTCGCCGCAAGAGTTCCTTAGCCGCGTCCTGTCGCGATAGCTGCAAGGGTGGCGTCACTCAGGTTGACGATCAGCGAAAGCGCCGATCCGTCCGGGTTGGAAATCTTCATCGAGTCGCGATACTCAGGCTTTCGCATTTTCAGTTGGAACATCAGGAGCGCATCGGAGAATTTGCGAACGCCGAACTGCTGGAATCTCGTGGCGCGAGCCAAGTCGTTGCCGACCGGCTTCCCTTCGTCATCGAGCCAGATCCCCGCGGGTTGGCCCTGGTAGAACACCGGCTCTTCCCATCCGTCGTAGGCGCGACGAAACGCTTCGTCTTCGAGCAGCGCAGTTGCGGTTTGATACACGCGCTCCATCTCGGCCGCGAACTTCGCATCACGATCGCGCCATTCGTAAACGGTGCGCCGGCCGATCCCGATCGCGTGACACGCCTTCTCGACTGTCCCGAGTTTCTCGTAGGCTTCGAGAAATTTCTCTCGCGTTCCCGGCGGAAGTGTTCTGCCGTTGTGCGATTTGTGCTTTCGGATGGTTGGCATTCTGGCGACGATTATAAACCTGTTTTTGATCCGCCGCCCTCCTCGGGTTGCTGGATCAGTTTCCGTGCTTCTCGGCAGACGAGGGTTCCGCACTTGTGAAAATACTCTGGCGCGTGTGCCTCCTCGTGATACCGCCGCGCCATGAAGGCGAACGCGGTTTGAAGTTTCGCCACGCGGTCCCGCAGCGCGGCGAGTTTCTTGTCGGCGTCAAGCTCGCAAATCTGCGTCCATTGACGGTCCTGATCCCGGTAGAACTGCTCCGTCGGCGCAAAGCATCGGCACGGACCGGCGGTTGAATCTCGTCCTTCGTTGCATTGGCCGTAGTGGAAGGCGTGGCCGCAGGCGCAGTAGGAAATACTCATCTTTTCCTCGCCTACCCTTTCTCGGGTTTCGAAAACTCGGCCACGATAATCGCGGCGATGGATGGGGCTGATGTGCCGTCAAGATCGTTCGGTGCGAGCCGAATCACTTCGTTCGCGATTCGTTCCGCCATCTCCTGCACGCTGCGCGAGGGCGGGGCGTATCCGCATTCCGGGCAAAACTCGCTCGCCTTCGTGCTGGCTTCGTCGGTCATTCGATCACCTCTCCGTTCTTGATCCAGAAATGGTGTTTGCACGGCGCATTCACTTCGGCAGCCGCAAGCGGCGAATGTGCCGTTGCTGGACCGAGCACCGACGGTGAAAGTGTCAACGGATTCTCGTTCCCGCGTTCCACCTTCTGCTCTGTCACGAAGATCCCTCCGCAGACTGGACAGGCGAGAATCACACGCCGATCGTCGGTGATGATGTAGTCTCCCGGTTCACGGACCCCAGCGAGCGTTCCGCGTTCGATCATCTTCACCCTACTCGTGCTGGCTTCGTGCTCCTGCGGTCGCTCGTGCTGAGTGGTCATGGGGTGGCCTCGATGTGTTTCACGACCCACTCCCGCATCAGCGAGAACCGTGTTTCAGGATCGTCGCGGTATCGGAAGTCGCCATCGTTCTCGAACATGATTTCAGCGGCGAGAGCTTCCGAAATCCCGAAGGTGTCCGCGACTGTCGGGCGGTCGTACACTTCGATTTTCTCCATGCCAGCTAGTCC